GAAATGCGTAATGAAGCAGCACATGGTATTGTTGCAGACTTGAACTTTGCTCTGTAATTGATGTAGAATAGGGGTGGGCAAAACTCACCCCTATTTCTATGAAAAAACTTGTATCAGTTGATAAAACCTCTAATCGCTACACAGCAGCAGAGGCAGATGGTGAAGGCGGTCTTATTATTCGGACTAGCCAAGATGTAACTGAAATTGTAGAAAAGAATAAAGCAGAATATAACGCTGGTTCAGTCCATGACAAATGGGGTGATCTTACAAAAATTGCTAGTTTGCCTTTTACGATTATCGACACACTCAATCGCAGAGGTATTATGCGAGGCTTTGCAGTAATCGATGAGAATGAATTTAGGAAGTTTTTAAACGATCCTGAAAACAGATTCTTTCGTACAAGACCAGGCAAAGTATGAAGAAACTAAAAGTAGTAATATGTGTACCTTGTAGAGATCAAGTAATGGCTGGCTTCTGTTTTGACCTAGCCAAGCTCATGGAATACGAAGGTAGACGAAATAAGGTTGATTTAGATGTAATGCAGATGACAGGAACGCTAATCTTTACCCAGCGTGAGAGGTTATCAGAAGAAGCACTACAAGCAAAAGCAGATTATCTTTTGTGGATTGATAGCGATATGCGATTCCCAAAAGATAGCCTAGAAGTGTTGCTTTCACGCAACAAAGATTTAATCGGTGTCAACGCTACAAGCAGAGTAGAGCCAATTAAACCTACAGCTTTAAACCTAAAGATTACAAGCGAAACATCACACCAATGGCATCCAGTTAATTCGTTACATAAAAAGGGTGTTGAGCAAGTAACAGCAGTCGGATTTGGAATGACATTGGTAAAAGCAAGCATATTAGGGAAAATACCTAGACCTTGGTTCAATGTTATGTGGTCGGATCATGGAGCAATTATTGGAGAGGACATCCATTTCTGTGTAAAAGCTCAAGATGCTGGCTATCAGGTCTATGTTGACCACGAATTATCGGGTGCAATCGGGCATATTGGTACTAGAACATTTGGATGGAAAGACATAGAAAATGGCACTCTCAACATACTCAGACCTAAAGACCTCGATAGCGAGCTATCTGGGAAGGTCGGACTTAACGACTCAGATACCTGACTTTATCCGTTTAGCAGAGGATCGCTTACGCAGAGAGTTGCGTATTCGGCAGATGCTAAAAGTAGTAACCAGCAGTACGACAGGTGGCGATGCAACAGTATCTTTGCCAGCAGACTTCTTACAAATAAGAGATATTCACATAGATGGAAACCCAATTTATACGCTTGAGTATATGTCTCCATCGGTGTTTTATCGCAACAGTCGCTCAGTTGAAAGCGGTGTGCCAGTCAATTACACAGTATTGGCTAGTGAATTTATATTCGCACCAAAGCCTGATACTGCATATACATTAAAGATGCTTTACTACGCAAAGCCTGATTACTTGTCAGACAGCAATACAAGCAATGTGTTTTTGGCTAACTGTGTAGATGCCCTACTATATGGCGCACTAGCAGAAGCCGAGCCGTACCTTATGAATGATGCAAGAATCCCTGTATGGGCTTCTTTGTATGACCGATCTATTAGCAATATTTCGCAAGCTGATGAAGGTGCAGAATATAGTGGTGTTCCATTACGAATGATCGTAGCTCGATAATTTAATCAAGGAGTTTTAAATGGCAGAATTTAGTAATTACCTAGAGAACGCATTACTAAATGCTGTTCTACGCAATACATCTTATACAAGCCCAACAACCTGTTTCGTAGGTTTGTTTACTTCTGATCCTACCGATGCTGGTAGTGGCACAGAATGTACTGGCGGTGCGTATGCTCGTATCGCTGTATCGTTTAACGCTCCTAGCAATGGTGTTTGCACTAATAGCGCAGATGTAACATTTGCCCAAGCTACAGACAACTGGGGAACAATTAGCCATATTGGTCTGCATGATGCAGTTACTACTGGCAATCTGTTATTCCATACAATCCTAAACTCGTCTAAGGCTATTGGCACAGGCGATCAGTTTAAGATTAGCTCTGGTGCATTGACCTGTACGCTTGAGTAATGCCACTTACTCTTGAGCAACTAGATGTTTATGGCTCGATTGAGAATGTACCTTATTCATTAGATAATACTTTTTATGATGGCAAGGTATGTGGACCATGGACTTTAGAACAACTAGATTCTTTTGGTAGTTTAGATAGTCTTGCTTTTTCGTTAGATAGCGAACTGTGGGAAACAGGGGTTTGTGTCAACTTTGCAAACTCTGTCATTACAGCTAATGCTAGTCTTGTTGCCCAAGCAGAAAGAATTATTGGTGGACAAGCAGAAATACTAGGTGTTGCTAGTGTGCAAGGTAATGGCACACGATTAGCCAATGGCAATGCTGAAATACTAAGTACAGCGTCAGTACAAGCCCTAGGTGGTCTTACATTAGGAGCAAATGCAGAGATTACTGCAACCGCTAATGTAGAGGTTGGTGCATCAAAAGTAGCACATGGATTAGGCGATATAGTTTGTACCGCCAATGTAGCTACAAATGGCACAATTACCGCCAAAGGAGAAGGCTCAATAAATGGTTCTGCAAGCCTCGAATCAGGCTCGACTAGGGTTAGGTATTCAGAGGGTGCAATAAACGGCACAGCAAGCCTACAAAGCGATTCTATACGGGTTGCAATAGGTAATGCAGAGATAGTAGGCACAGGAAGTATGTCTGGGCTAGGCGGTATGTCTTACCAAGGATTTGCTGAGATCAACGCTAACGCTAATGTTGCGGTGCAAGGTAGATTAATTGCTAGTGCTTATGTAGAGATTAATGGTAACGCAAATGTTACTGCAACAGGATTTAAGTTTGGTCAAGAGTGGTCAGTTGACTCTGCCGAAGATAATACATGGACAGTACAAGAGCCTGGATCAAATACATGGACACCAGTAAATGCAGATTCAAATACTTGGACTCCAGTAAACGCTGATTCAAACACTTGGACAGAACAGAACTCAGGAAATAACACATGGCAACTACAAGGATAAATTTTACAGAATGGCTTCCTGACCAACCTGGCTTAACAGGAACAATGACAGAGGCTAAAAATGTATATCCTGTATCCAATGGATATAGTTCTTTACCACTAGAAGTAAACCTGTCAAATGATGCAAGCGAGAATCTAAACAATATATTTGCTGCTAAAAATAATACAACAACACTTCTGTTTGCTTCTGGTGCTACTAAACTATTTCGCTATAACTCAGCCACTACAAACCTAACAGATGTGTCTAAATCTGGTGGCTACTCTACTGCAACTGGTGAGCGTACATTCTTTACTCAGTTTGGTAATACTGTTATTACAGCAAATGGCGCAGATAAATTGCAATCATGGGTTATTGGCACATCTACAGCGTTTGCAGATGTGGCAGCAGCAGCGCCTACCGCACATTATGTAACAGTTGTACGAGATTTCGTAGTAGCTGCTAACGAAGTAAGCTATCCAAATCGGGTATATTGGTCAGATATTAACGATGAAACAGATTGGACACCTGGAGCAACAAGCCAATCCGATTTCCAAGACCTAGCCGATGGTGGCGATGTTATGGGAATTAGCGGTGGTGAGTTTGGACTAATCCTGACAGAGCGTTCAGTAGTGCGTATGTCTTATATTGGTAGTCCATTTTTCTTCCAATTTGATACGATTGCTAGAGGGTTAGGTTGTATTACGCCTAACAGCATTTGTCAGTATGCTAGTACAACATTCTTCTTATCAGACGATGGTTTTTATAGTTGCGATGGTCAAGCAGTAAAAGCGATTGGATCAGAAAAAGTAGACAAATTCTTTTTTGCCGATGTAAATCTTAGCAAGATAAACGAAATGTCTTGTGCAGTAGACCCAATTAAGAAATTAGCAATTTGGAACTATACAGATAATTTTGCACAAAAGAAACAGTTAATTTATAACATTCTGCTAGGCAAATGGTCGTATGCAGAAACAACAGCTAATTATATCAACAATGTTTATACACCTACATTAGCCTTAGAAAGCCTAGATGCTTTTGGCACATTAGATTCATTAGGTGTTAGTTTGGATTCTCGCCAATGGGCTGGTGGCGCATTGTTACTGGCTGGAGTTACTAACGCTAAAGCAATATCCTTTACAGGACAAAGAAAAACAGGCTCATTAATTACAGGTGATTTTGGATTGCCCAATACACAATCCGTAGCTACACTTGCCAAACCCATTATTGACAATGGCTCTGGAACTGTCTCGATTGCATCTCGCTTAAACCTAGATAGTGCATTAACCTTTTCAACGGCTGTTGCAGCAGATAGCGAGAATCGAGTCGGTATTCGCTCTGCTGGTCGCTATCATCGGATTAAAGCAGTACCAACAGGATTGTGGACTAATGCACTAGCAATAGATGTAGATATTGCAGCACAAGGAAATAGATAATGTTTCGTACATTACCGAACTTTGGTTCTGACCCACGAAATGTAGCTGAGGTTGTTAGGCAGATATTAAACGGCAAAACCAATAATACAGGCACAATAACGCTTGCTACTGGTAATGCTACAAGCACAACGCTGTACGATGAGCGTATTAGCCCAGATACCAAGATTATTTTGATCCCATTCTCGGCTGCTGCGTTTGCTGATTCTGCGCCTTATGGTATGTTTCAAGATACAACCGATCAGGCGGCTACCACAACTGCATCTGAGTTTTTGACTGCATACAATACAACAGATTACTCTAATGGCGTTTATGTATCCAATACATCAAGAGTCAATGTACGCAATGCTGGTCTATATGCAGTTCAATATTCTCTACAGTTTAAGAACACAACCAATGATGGTCAAGATATAGATATTTGGCTAAAGAAAAATGGTACAAATTTAGCTGGAACAAATAGCAAGTTTCACATTTCAGCTAGGAAAAGCAATAACGATCCTAGTCATTTAATTGCAGTAACTACATTTCTTGTAGATTTAGCAGCAAATGATTACATAGAGATAGCGTTTCATGTAACAGATATTGGTGTAAGTATGGAGCATTTTAATGCGGTAACAGCATCAGGAACGACCCCAGCAATACCATCTACACCATCGGCAATCTTAACTGTTCAGTATGTTGCGCCACAAGCCTATAGTAACATTTATGTGTCTGCTCAGATTCAAGGGTCAGCTACAATTAGTCATTATGCAAATAGCACAGCAAATAAAACCTATGGGTATGTTTTAGTTGGATAAACAATACATAGAGGTTAACAATTTACGAAACTGGTGGCATTTTGTCAGACCAGGCTTGGAAGATATACTCAAGAAATCACCAGAGTATTGGATTCCAGAGGATGTATATACCGATGTGTTTAATGGCAGATCGCAATTATGGGTGTTTTCCGAACAAAACAAACCTGTAGGTTTTGCAGTATTAGAGCCTAGAGGCGATGCCCTACATTGTTGGGTAGGATGGGCAAATAGTAATGGGCATTTCAAAAGCGCAGTTAACTGTGTTTCTGAAATTACCAAAGATGGTGGTTTTAAGTATTTAACTTTTGAATCGTGGCGGTCAGGATGGGATCGGATCGCTCCTAAATTTGGATTTAAACCTAGGAAATGGGTTAAGGAGATATTATGAGTGGTGGTGGTGGAACTAATACAGTATCAAGGACAGAACTTGATCCAACAATGCGCCCTTTTGTTCAATATGGACTTGAAGAAGCAACTCGTCTATACCAACAGCCTAATCTGCCAAGTTATTATCCTGGACAGACTTTTGTAAGTCCAAGTCAACAGACTCAAGCTGCTTTAGCTGCTGCTCAACAACGAGCCACAATGGGCAATCCATTGACTCCCGCAGCGCAACAACAGGCACTTAATACTGTTCAAGGCAGCTTCTTAGGTGGCAATCCTTTCTTTCAAGGTGCATTTAGAGGCGCAACCCAAGCAGCACAGACACAATACCAAGATGCTGTAAACCAAGCATTGTCTAACGCTAGTCGTGCTGGTCGCTATGGCTCTGGTGCTATGGGAACTGCTTTAGATCGTGCTGGTGGTACATTTGCTAACGCTCTCACCAATACTGCTGGAACGCTTGCTTATCAGAACTATGCAGACGAGCGAGCAAGACAACAAGCAATGATCGGTGCTGCTCCTCAGTTAGCTGGTGCAGATTACGAGGACATCAATAAGATGCTCCAACTCGGTCAAGTTGCAGAAGGATACCAAGAAACAGCCCTTGCCGATGCAGTCAATCGGTTTAACTTTGCCCAACAAGCTCCATATCAAAAGCTACAAAGCTATCTGTCTGGTGCTTATGGTGCGCCAGCAGGTATGCAAGTATCTCAGCCTGTTTACCGCAACCAATTCGGTAATGTTTTAGGCGGTGCGCTTACTGGTGCTGCAATAGGTGGCACACCAGGCGCAGCTATCGGTGCTGGTTTAGGATTGTTAGGATAAATTATGTCAGGCGCACTAGAAGATTTAGATAAAGGCGTAAGAGAGAGCGTTCCTGGTGGTTGGGTAACTCTTGGTGCTTTAGCTTTAGGTGGTGCTGGTGCTATGGGAGCTTTAGGTGGTGCTGGCGGTGCTGCTGGGGCTGCTGGTGGTACTGGTGCTGCGGGGGCGCTGGAACTGCTGGGGCTGCGGGGGGAGCTGGTGCTGCTGCTAGTTCTGTTGCTGCTATAGAAGGAACTGCTGCTGCTTCTTCATTAATGGGTACAGCAAGTCCATTTGCAACTTCAGCCTATCAAGCTGCTGTGCCAGGTCTAACTATGACTGGACCAGGATCACAAGCTGCTATGTTGGCAGCTCAAACTGCTGAGTTTGGTTTACCAGGTTTAGCAAGTACGGCTGGTGCTGGTGGTAGTCCATTCTTTAGTGCATTAGCAAGTGCACCATCTATAAGCCCATTACAAGCAATGTCAGCACAAAAAATGGTCGGTGGATTTGGTCAGCAACAAGCAACTCAAACACCAGCTACCCAGATAAAACAAAGACAAGAAGTAAACCTATCAGACCCCATCGCATCTTTACTCGCTCCAAAGCGTAAAAAAGAACGACCAATGATTTCTCTACTGTGAGGCAGAAATGGCACTATTAGATTATTTATTCCCACCGCAACAAAATACAATGATGGGCTTGCTTGGTGGAGATGAAGAAAAGATGCGCCAAGCAGCGCAACGGGCTGGACTATTAAACACAGGTCTAGGCATCATTGCTGCTAGTGGTCCAAGCAATAGACCACAGGGTTTATTGCAACCAGTAGCGTCTGGTCTTATAGCTGGTCAACAAGCCTATCAAGGCGTTATGGATCAACAAGTACAAAATCAATTAAACACAGCTAAAGCTGCTGAGTTTAAGCGTAAAACAGATGTGCAAAAATTATTGCCAACATTGTTTACAGAAACAACAGATGCACAAGGCAATAAAGTTCAAACCATTGACCCAAATAAGTTTCAGCAATTAATGGTAGCTGATCCAGAAATTGCTAAAAATATTGCTACCGCAAGAACTGAGGCTAGAAAGGCTGGATTGTTTAATCAGCCATCTAATCAACAAGTAAACCCTTTTGAGCCATTTTTAGCATCTGCAAGTCCAGCAGTTAAAACAACAGCAAACCGCATGGCTCAGGCTTATAAAGAAGGAAGGCTAACAGAAGAACAAGTTGATACAAACATTAGATCACTTGCTTCAATGGATGAAGGTTTTGCAACAAAACAAGTTTATCAAGAATTGGCACGAGTAAATCTTGTAAATGCACAAGAAAAAAATGCTGCTGCAAAAGATGGAAAACCATTACCACCAAAAGTTATTACAGATTTATCAGAGCAATCAGATCAAGTTAGTAGATCACAAAGATTGCAAAATACATTCAAAGATAACTTTGGTGGGTTTGCATTTGATACTGTTGGTGATGCAGCAATAGCAATTAGCAAGAGATCAAGCGATCCAGCTCGTGTAGAGTTTTCTCAATGGTGGCAAGATTATCAAGCATATAAAAATGAAATTCGTAACAAGCTGTTTGGTTCTGCATTAACCGCTACAGAAAAAGGTGAATTTGAAAAGGCTCAAGTTACTCCTGGTATGAATCCAGAGCAGATTAAAGCAAATCTTGCTAGACAATCTGAGATTGCTCAAAAAGCATATAATAAAATTACTAATGCTTATTTAAAAGGCGGTTACAGCGCATCAACAATAGAATCATTAAATCCAGCCAACATTAATTCTCTTTTAAACAATAATCAACCACAAGCACCAGCAACTTCAACAGCACCACAAGTAACAAATTTACCTCAAGGTGTAGTTGTTAGGAAAAAGGAAAAACAATAATGCCAATCTATGAAATTGACATTCCTGGTCGTGGAACTTTTGAAGTAGAGTCTCCCACAGACTTAACAGATGCTCAAGCATATCAAGCTGCACTTACACAAGCTAGAACAGAAGCTAGATCAACAGTAACAGCACCATCTGGCGGTATGTTTACTGGCGGTAATGTTGGCTCTGCTTTTTTTCGTGGGGTTCGTGATCCAATAGACGCTTTAGCACAAATGTTGCCAAGAGTTCTTTCTGGTGCTGCTGGAGCAATTGGAGCAAAAGATACAGCTAAGTTTTTGGCTGATGAAGCAAAGCGTGTAGATGCCATTAATCTTGCTGTAGAAGAAAAATATCAAGAAGGTCGCAAATTACGAGGCGATCAAGGTTTTGATGTTGGTCGTATTGCTGGAAACATTATTAATCCAGTTAATTTAACTGTAGCTGGCGCAGCTCCGCAAGTTGCTATTAGAGGAGCATCTGCACTTTCATCATTGCCATTAGTAGGTAGGGCTGCTGGTGGTGTAGCTAGTACAGCAGCAACTCCAGTTGGTCAAGCTGTTGTTGGTGGAGCTGCTCAAAGTTTAACTCAACCTATATTTGATACAGAAACAAAAGATTACGCAAATCAATTATTACAGAATGTTGGAATAGGAGCTGTTACTGGTGGAGTTGCTCAAAAAGCATTATCTGGAATTGGTAGAGTTTTATCTCCGCAAACTGCACCAGAAGTTCGTGCTTTAGCAGAACAAGGTGTCCAATTAACACCAGGTCAAATCCTTGGCGGTGCTGCAAAACGAGCAGAAGAAGCGTTTAAAAGTATTCCTTTAGCTGGAGATATTGTTGCTGGAGCAGAAAGACGCTCTATTGAAACATTTAATAAAGCAGTAATTGATGATACATTATCTAGCATTGGTCAAAAAATTCCAAAAGATAAAGTTGGTAGAGATGCTATTACATTTGCTGATAACGCTATTAGCAATGCCTACAACAAAGTATTAGGAAAAGCAACAGTAACTGCTGACGATCAATTATTAAACGATCTTGCAGAAATTACCAATCGCGCAATTCAAGAGCTTCCAGAAGAAAGAGCTGCACAATTAACAAAAATTGTTGGCAACAAAATTCTTGATAAGTTTAAAACAGATACAATTAATGGCGGTCAATGGAAAAAAATTGATTCTGATTTAGGAAGAACTGCTGCTAAATATTTGACATCCGCAGATGCAGATCAAAGAACATTAGGATCTGCGATAAAAGAAGCTCAATTTAGTATTAGAAATTTGCTTGAAAGATCAAACCCACAGCAATCTGATGCAATTAGAAATGCAAATCAGGCATTTTCTAAGTTTTTGCGTATTGAAAGAGCAGCAAGCGGTGTTGGCGCACAAGAAGGTGTATTTAGCCCAGCACAACTATTATCTGCAACTAGGGCATTAGACGAGTCTATGCGTAAAGGTCGTTTTGCACGAGGTGGCGCAGTAATGCAAGATATTGCAGAACAAGGCAAATCTGTATTAGGAGCAAACTTACCTGATAGTGGTACTGCTTATCGTGGGATCGCTGGAGCTGGTGCATTGGGAGCTGCTTATCTTGAGCCAACAACATTGCTTGCTCCTATTGGAATTGGCGCAGCATATACACAGCCAGCACAAAGAGTAATTAGAGGATTATTAATGGAAAGACCTGAGTTGTTGAGGTCTATTGGTGGTCAATTAGGAGCAAGATCGCCTTTTATATCAAATGTAATGACACCAGGGCTTTTAGGAGAATAAAGAAATGCCAAAGACAAAGATCAGCGAATTTAGTTTAACACCAGCAAATAATACCGATATAGATGGTATTGACATTGCAGAAGGTTGCGCTCCATCTGGCATTAATAATGCTATTCGGGAGTTAATGAGCCAGTTAAAAGACTTCCAAGGCGGTACTTCTGGAGACTTACTTGCAATTACTGCTGGTGGAA